GCCCTTGGGGCCAGCAACCCCGGGCTCGCCCTGAATGCCTTGAATGCCTTGGGGGCCAGCAACACCCTGTGGGCCTTGCACTGGGCCAGAGTCTTGCCATGCAGCCTTGGTATCATCCCAAACAAATCCCCTAGCTGGCTCGGGGGTCGAGACAACATAGAGATCGCCCTGAGTGGCAGAAGCTGGAAGGTCGCCTTGGGTAGCGACCGTGCCCATGTACTTAATGCCAAGGCCCGGTTGACCTTGAATGCCTTGAGGACCCTGAACGCCTTCTGGGCCTTGAATGCCCTGCTCGCCCTGAGGGCCAGCTTCACCAGCCACGCCGGGAACACCCTGAGGACCAGCGGGACCAGCTACACCAGCTTCGCCCTTCACACCGGGCAAGCCCTGCGGAATCTTGAACGACAGGGATGCCTTGTTCTCGTTACCGACATTGATCACTTCGGCTGGGAGTCCACCTTCAATCGTGATCGTTTCGGCTACTTCGATTGTGGCAGCAAGGCCCGGTTCGCCTTGGGGGCCGGGTTCACCCTCACCCGGAGAGCCGGGAGGTGCAGTGCCGTTGGGCTGAATCCACAAGTCACCGACAGCCGCCGGGTCGGTGGGCATGGTGTCAGACACAATGTGTGCGGAGTCAGAGCCGCCACCTGTGGAGATCGGCAGCCACTCGCTTCCTGACCAGTAGTACATTGCGGCCATTACTTGTACTTCTCCTCTTCCTCGCTGAGTTTGCGAATGTGTTCGTCAAGCCATCTCTGAAGGGCCCGATGCTCTGCGTCCATCCACCAACCAATGGCTAGGCCGACTAGGTATCCAGAGATGAATAGCCCGCCTAGGACGATGGTTGTCCAGACGATGACTGTGTTGATTGTCATGGCCGTGCCTCAAGGGCTTCGATCCGTGCCGTCAGTGCGGCTATAGCCTCGTCCACTTCGGGCTTGGTGTAGGTGCCGTCCTTCACCTCCATGATGGAATCCATCAGGGTCTTGGCGAGGGAGCCAACGGTGGTCTTATCGGCCTTCAGGTCGAGGGCGGCATCAACGTCAGGCTTCTGGGCCACAGTTGCAAAGCCCTGATTCAGGAGCCGGAAATACTCCCTGAACTCAGACTCCAAGGTGCCGTACTGGCCTTGAAAGGCAGAGAACTCAGACTGATCAGCCTTGCCAGCGAGCTTTGCATCAATCTGAGTGCCGAGTTCGCCAGCAACAAATGGGATTAAGTCGGCAACACCCTGCACTCCAAGGTTGGCATCAGTCACGCCTTGCTGAAGGGCCGCAACCTTTGCATCTACCTCTTGCTTGGTGTACCGCTCCTGAAGGGCAGGGGTAACGGCAGCGATGATCTCGGCCTTGGTTGCATCAACGTAATCGGTGGTCGCATAGGCCGACAGGTCAACTGTGACGGTAGCAGTCTCGGTCGTGGCAGTGGGGTCAATCCACAGGTCGCCAATCTCTTCCCCGGGAGGCGGCTCGACCTCGGAGACAATGTGCTGGGCATCGTGGCCGGGAGGGCCTTCTGGACCGGGAGGGCCAGCGGTGCCGTCACCACTCGCTATCCAAGGAAGCTGGGACCACCTCACCCACCCGTCGCCTACCTTCAGATTCGGGCCTTCGGTGGCACCAATAACGTAACCCATCTCGCCAGAGGCAAGGATCGGGTCGTTCTTCAGCCAGTTCTCAGCCGTGTCCTGACGGAACCTGATCCGCTGGTAGCCCCTCTCATCAGAGGCACAGTTGGGATGGGTGCTGGGCGTGGACATAGAATGCTCCTGCACTATTTATGTCCCGGCCAGACAAAACTGAACCGCTACTTGCCACGTTTCCAGGCAGGCGCGTGCTTGTCCTTGACCTGACGAACAGCTTCCTGGCGGGTCAGCTTTGAGTTACTCGCCATAGCCTGCTTGGCCAGCTTGTCCACGATCTTGGCATTTAGGGCTGGCTTGACGGGCTCGACCTCATGCCCCTCCACATTCACGATCCCGCTGACGTTGAGGTTACGCGCCTTGGCTACCCGCTTGATGTCGCTTACAGAATCCACCCAAGCACTAGGGTCCATGTGCCCGCGTTTGTCAGCCAGCCCGCCCAAGTAATACTTGCCGTTGATGTTGATGCCCGATGCCTTGGCTTCCCTGGCCATCTTCTTGGCCATCCTGGGCGGAATGCCGTCCATCCAGTTGCCGTCGAGCCTGCCCTGCATGAAGGCCCGGTCGGTTCCTTGGGTGCCTGGAGGTTGCTGGAGGGCGCACATCTCAGCGAATCGGGGAGACTGCCCCGCGTTGACCATGCGGATGTAATGCTCTCGGACCTCCAGGCTGGCCCGCTGAATGTCAAAGGGAAGCTCAATCACGGTGCCATCTCCGGGGGAATGGGTTCAGGGGGCGGCACCGATGCCTCCCCGCCACCTTCCGGGGCCGGGGAGGCGGCATCGGCTGGTCCGGCTGGTGGCTGGGGAGGCTGCGGCGGCGAACGGAGGTACTGGGAAGCCTTATCAATGATCGCTGGGTCATCTTTCAACAGCCCGATGGCGCGATTGCAGGAACCGCACAGGAGCCCGCGAATCACTCCGGTGGAATGGCAGTGGTCAACGCAGGCACAGTCAGGCTTGCCCTGCCCCTCCCACACCACCATCTCAATTCCGCAGATGGGGCAGAGGCCATTCTGAGATTTCAGCATGGAGTCGAACTGCTCGTATGTAATCCCGTAGTTCGACTTCAGGCTCCATTCTTTGCGCTGCTCTTTGGAGAGGTGGTGGTATTTGTTGTTTTGAGTCCGCTGGTGCTTTCGCACCTTATCCGGGTTGTCCTTCTTCCACTGAGAATTGGCTTCCTGAAGACGCTCCCGATTGTCGCGGTAATACGCCAAACATCGTGCGTTATCTCTCTTCCTTCGTTCCTCAAGAATTGCGTTCAGGACGATCACGGCTGTAACTCCGGTGGCACTTGCTGCGGCTGGTCGGGCGGTCCTCCAGCACCGGGTTCAGCGTTACCACCTTCCTGCGGCGGTGGCAACTGTTGGGCAGGGGGTTGAGGCGGTGGCGGCTCAGGCACCATGTATCCAGATGGGTCAACGTCGATGGCCTCCAAGTAGTCACGCATCAGAGCATTCCACGGCCCAACAACCCCCTGCGCGAGCAAGTTCTGCAACGTCGGACCCATAGTCTGTAGGGCTATCTGTAAACTTTCGATACGCCCAGCCTTGTTCGGCTTCCTCGCGCTGCCCGCCTCAATGCGGTAGTCGTAGTTCATGGCAAGCTGGCCCAGGCTCACTTGCTCTTGGAGACTCTTCCAGACAGACGCACCGATGGGGCCAAGCACAGGAGCGATGTCCTCTTCTTGGAGTAACCAACGGGCAGCCAGAGCTTCACGGCGGGCCAGCATGGACATAGCGTCCTCCAGCACGTTCGCCATATCGTCTGGCCTGACCGAAATCTGTTCCGACTTCACCTGCGCTTCTGCGGCACTTCTATAGGAATTTCTGGTCATGCCGTAAGTGAGTTCTGTGAGTCCGACTCTTTTGTCGAACATCTCTGAAACGGCTTGGACAATCGTCCATAACTCAGGCGTGACCTGGGGTAGCTGGAGTACAGACACGATGTCATTCACTGACCGTCCAAGAGTCTCGGACAACTCAATGAGCGAGAACCCTGATTGCTCATGTCGGAGCAACTGTTCCTTGATGTCATCCCCCGCCGCCTTGCTCACACCCACCATCGTCTTGCTTGAAATCATCACCCGTGTGGCAAGGAAGGAAAGTGCCCAGTTCAGGAACTTGAGTTCCGGCATCCCCGGTTTCATGTGACTGATCGGCCACACTGACCCAGGCTTGCGGTGGCACTGGAACGGGGTGAAAGGCCAGCCGTTGTGATCCGCGTAAAACGGGATGGGCCAGCGAGTCCGCGTGAACAAACTGTTGGGAAGACCTGTCTCGTCTGGTTCCTCTAGGGCAATGCCCTTGGGGACATTCAAGGGGTAATCGACACCCTCTGCCACCACCAGATAACAGTTCGGGCCCAGCCCATCGAACATCTGGGCGTATTCTTTCGGGGAGCCCTTGAGATTGTGGCCGAATCCAGTCTTTGACCAGATTTTCCAGTAGACGATCAGGTCATTCGTCTTACCGTTCTTTTTCTTCATCTTGTAGCCACGGTCTTCTTCCATAGACCGGGCCACGAAGCTCTCCATGTGCCCCTTCAGTTCCGACCGCTCCAAGCCGTACTTCTCAGCCACCTCGGCAATCGGGTGAACACAGCGACGGGCACACCACAGGATGTCTTCCTGTTCGTCCGCATCCGGGTCAAGAAGCAAGTTGTCCACGTTGTCGTGGAATGAACCGATGAGCCCAACCGGCGGGCCATCCTCGCCACCCATCTCAATCAATTCGGTCCACCACACACCCATGCCTTTGAGAATGCCCTCGTCCACCACCTTGCGGGTGTGTTCCTTCAGGTTCAACTGGCCGGGGGTGTAGTTCAAGTACGCACTGATGATCTCAGAGAACGCTTCCCGCTGTTGCTCGACCATGCCAATCTGTTGGCTGGCCTGGATGTACTGCTCAATCTCCGGGGGAAGGATCGGCTGCCCAGTCATCGGGTCAGTCTGGGGTTGCTGGTTCGTGTCGATCCCAACAGCTTCAGGCGGGACGGCTGGGAACTTCTTTGCCGTGACCGTCCGCACCGGGTTGCGGGCATAGATGACTGAGCCAATGAGCTTCACAGCCTCAAAAGCCCGGTTCACAGTCATCCGAAAGCTGGGGGGAGAAATCTTGGAGTAGGGGGCCGCGCCCTCTTTCCAGAAGAAGTTCTCTCCACCATCGAAGAAATTCATCGCTTCCTTGGCATCGTCCGAAAAAGCCTTCTTTGCCTTGCGGGCAAGCTCCAGTTTTCGCAACCAGCCGGTGGAGATGCTTCTGAG